ATTATTATAATTGTTACCAAATCCTGAATAACCTAAAGAGGTTATAACATCATCTGCTAATGATAAAGGAACACCTTCATCTAATACATTTGTAGTATTTAATTTAGCTGTTATTGTTTTTGTATACAACCATAATTCATCAAAGGATTGACCAACCATGTTACAAAATTCTACATAATTATCATTACTACTTTGTTCAGTAATAAAAGAAGGAATTGTATAATATAACCAGTTTTGATTATTATTATCATATAAAGATGCAGATAATAAAACACCACCATAATATTGATTATTTTCAACATCACTACCTAACCAATTTAAAACTTCAGTACTACCTGAATCTAAAAGTGGGTATGGGAATATTGTTCCAGCACTACTTACATCTTTTGGGTAAGCATCTGATGCTGTATTATAGTATAAGTAATAATCCCAACCATCAAAAGCAGCAATTTCTTCTTCAATTTTTGTATATAAACTAGCTATACTTTTTGAAATTTGAGGAGTTGGATTAGAACCAGTTATAGGATTAATAGCAGCTATATCAGCTTCATAAGCTTGAATTCTACATACTTTTTCATAGAAATTTTGTGTTCTTTGTTTTGCGGATGAAAAGTTAACGAAATCTTCAAATGAAGAAGTTGAATAATTAGGTGTTAATTTTATTCCTTTTTGTTTTAAAACATTCAATAATTGGTCTTTAGATCCTGTAGATTTAGTACCTAATAATTCTTCTTTTGATTTATAAGTTGTTGAATTATTTATAAAATCTTTTATTTTAAGATTTGTATTAGGACCTTTAAGAGCAATTGTATCATCAATTACACTTAAATCTTCAACAAAGTCAACTTCATATACTTGAGTTTCAGCTGTTTTAGTAACAACATATACTTCATCAAATTCTTTATAATTTCCTGGTAGTGCATCAAATAATTTTATTAATATAGATGCATCTGGATCTTGTTCTGATGATGGAACAAATTGACTGTTTATACCAATATGATATTCATTCTGACCAAATGTAATATAAAATTCATCAAAATAATCAACTGAACCTAAAAGGGTTTCAAATTGAATATAAGTAGATTGCATTATATCATTATCGATATAATTTGATTTTAATCTTATTTCTGTTCTATCTCCTGATATTTCTGATATATAATATCTACTATCATTTGATGAACTTAATTGTAAATTTACAAAATTATATACTCCATATAATACACCATTAGTATACCCTGCATTATATATGTCTTTTTCTGGATTTAAATTAACTATGTTAGTTGTTGATCCTGACTGTTCTTGATCTTGGCTTGTTGAACCATAGGCAGTCCCAGCTGGGTTGGAATTTTCTGTAATTTGATAATTAGTAAAATTATAATCTGAATATTGTATAAATTTTTGAGAATCATAAACATAAAACTCAATTTGATTTATTCCTGGGGTAAAGGATCCAGAATAATTTTGAGCAGGAACAATACCACTGTTCTCTAATTCAAAACCATCATCAAATAATAATGCTGGGTTGATTTCCTGTATCGAGGAAGATATAGGTATTTGTGTATAATCTGCCATTTTAATTTGATTCTGTTATATCATTTCTATCCTGTTGAGCGTTCAAAATTGCTTTATCAATTTCTGCCTTAGCACCTAATAATTCAGCCATATCTAATTGTAATTGAAGATTAGTTTCTCTTAATTCAGCAATTTCTTCCAATAAAGCTTGTATTTCTGCTTGATTAGCTTGATAATCTATGTAACCACCACTTTCAGTTATTAAATATTCATGTGAATTTATTTCTCCGTATTTAGGTATTAAGAAAAATAAGTTATTATATATGGTAAAAAAATCTTCTACAGTAGCCAAGTTAGGATCAAAAAAACTTAAATCCTCTTCTGCTACACCTAATTCTGTGAATGCTGTATTTATTGTAGCATTGAATGCTTCCCTATTAAAACCTGTTCTAATTAATGTAACAGGAGTATTATCTGGATTCGCAGGTTTCAATTGATCTGGTCCTCCTTTATATACATTTGAATTATCTACTTTTTTTTCCATTATCCATTTACTACTTTAAACATTATATCTTCATCAAATACTTGAACACCATTACTTAATTCTGTTTGAATTAAAATAGTGTAATATCTTTCAGGTTCTAATCCATTCATATAAACATCAAAATAACTAGATACACCATCTGCACTTATTTGTGTATAAGTGTTATCAAATTCAATTACGAATTCATTGGTATCTGTATCTTTTATAGCATATAATGATGATGTTGGAGGAAGATAATAGTTAGTAGTGTATAAGGATGCTGTTTGGAATACTACATCTGGATATTTTGGAATTGCTGCTATTCTAAATCTAGCAACACTTTCTGAATAATAAGTACCATCATTATTATAAATTGATATAAATGATTCTGGGTTATTTAATATAGTATTATTTGAAGATCCTGTGTCAAAACTAACATCTTTCCATCTGAATTCTAATTGTGGTGGGTAAATTGTATTTGTATCTATAGAGAAATATCTAAATGTAGCTGTTGTCGCTTTATTAGGTACAAATTCTCTACTAGACTGTTGTTTAATAATAAACCCATCATTTCCTATTCCCATTAATGGATCTATACTATGTGAATGCCAATTTTTAACTATATTGGTTACATCAATATTTAGGTCTGTTGAATTACCATAACTAAATGTTTGAGATGCAACTAATGAATCAGTAGCTGATGCTGTATACCAATTTCCACCTCCTATTGCTGATGATGAATATGATGAAGTAACAGCACTACCAGATGCTCCTGATATATTCCATTTTAAAGCCCCTGCGTCTGATCCTGAATATGTTCTCCATTCCCAACTTACACCATTTGTTGTAATTGGGGTATTATAGTATTTTCCTGTTCCCATTCCCCAACTTCCAGATACAGGGTATACTTCTAATACTTGATCTAATTGTAAACCATTTACTACTGCTGCTGAATTTTTTAAGAAAACACTATATTCTGAACCTATTCCAATTTTTCCCCCTGTAGTAAAATCAGAACCTAACATATTAGTTATTTCTGTATTTGAAAAATGCATTAAATATCTACTTACTTGAGGTAATGTTTCAGCTATAGTAGTTGATGCCTCGACTATTTCGTCAAGCCCTGTATTCATACTTTGAGATATAGTATAAATTGAAGCATCTTTAGTTGGGAAAATTTTATATACTGCCATAATTTATTTTTATAATGGTACTACTCTACCTTGAATATCTTGTGTTGGGTTCTTAATTTCAAATACCATAGGATCAATAGATGGATATACTACTTCATCTATAGTTGATCCTAATACATCATATGAAAATTTACTATATCCTAAACTTTCACCTGCTAAATTACTAACTGATACATTCTTTACTGTTTGTACTCCTTCAACTTTATCTAAAAGAATATATAAATCTTTCATTAATATAGGTTCATTAATTTGCCATTTATCTATATGAAAAAATTCTGTTAATGATTCTATACATTTTGTTATTGTTCCTGAATTGTTATAATTAGGTAAAACAATTATATCAAAATGAACTCCTATGTTTATTATATAAGCATCTTTTATATTAATAGAATCATTTATCATTCTATATTCAGATAAATAAGTCTGTAAATTTCTTTTTAAAAGTGGTGAAGCCGTTCTTAATTTTTTATTTATATCATATGTTAAAACATATAAATCTAAAACTGTTGGTAATGTTCCTGCCTCATATTCACCAACTTTATTAGGTTGAACATGAGCTTTTGCAACTACACCTAAATTAGCAGGCATTGATAATGCTCTAACTAAATAATCTTGTGCTGTTACTGTTCTTAATTGGTTTTGGAAATTACCTAAAGCATTTTGTCTTATTTCTTCAACAGTATCCCCATCCATACCTCCATCTGCTGCTAAAACATTATTTGAAGCTACAGAGGCAAATATATCATTTGCTAATGAAGTATTAGTTAAATCTGGGTTTATGAATGTTATGTTAGTATCATCTACAGCTGTTAAAGTACCTGCTTCAACATTTGAAGCTGCACCACCTCCTGTTAAATATCTAACTGTTAATGTAGTATTATAAGGAGCAATTCCGTAAGTATTAGTGTAAACAAAATTTAATGGTGAAAAAGCAGTTGTCATTTTTGTTTTTTCAAAAGGTAATCCTAGTCCTACATTATCTGGATTTGGAACTATTTCTTCATCAACAAATCTTGTACTTCCTGCTCCAAATTGCATTTGTAATGATCCTGAATTTAAAAAACGAGTAGAAAATCTTCTTTGTACTGGTTTTAATTCTAATAAATAAGGTACTTCTGTATCTGTATCCCAATTAGGATCATTTGTATTAGTATTTCTAATTGAATTAAATATATTTTCTTGAGCTAAGTTAGGAACTTCCCACCATATATTACCATCCGAATCTATAACATCTAAAATCCCAATTATATTTTGTGCATCAAGTGTTCTAGTATCAAACTTTATTGAATTAGTAAAAGTTAATTGTTGAGTATTAATAGTTGCAGATATTGCCTTTCTTCTCTTTTTTAATAAAAAATATGTTGGGTTAATACCCGATATTTGGTATACTGAAGTTTCAGTTGGATCTAGTGAACTAGATGCTTGAAAATCTACTGCATCTTCTATTAAAAATTTCATTGTAGCATCTACATTAGAAGAAACTTGTGTATTTTCTGGTATTACTACAGCATAATCATAATCAGGTACATACAAACTTGCACTTAATTTTGCAGGAACTTGTTGATAAAAATCTAAATCTACTGATGCAACTGTTGTAACTTTAGGAACATATCCTAAAGAATATGCTAAAGCAAATAGATTAGTTTGTTGTCTAGCTTTTTGTATAAATGTTTCTTGAATTTGATTATCTAAATAAAAAGACAAAACATCACCTACATAAGCAGCCATTTCCATAAATAACATACCTGTAGATGTTTCAGTAAAATCATTGTATGTATTTGGGAAGTAAGTTTTTGAATATTGTATCAAACTACTCCTTAGAGAATTAAAATCTCTATCTATATATCTTATGTCTCTTTCTAATTTGCTCATTATTGTAATAATATATTAATTTCATCATCTACACCAAAATTTGTTATTTGGTAAGTTAATGTAAAATTTACTGTGTTTTCATCAGGTACATTATCAAATTGTAATTCTTTAATTATAACCTCTGGGAAAAATTGTATAATATCATTTTGGATATTATTTTTTAATTCATCAGTTGTTATATCTATAATATTTTCGAATAATAAATTTCTTAAATCAGCACCAAAATTTGGATTAAATACTCTTTCACCCTTATTTGTTAATAAATAGTTAACCATATTGGCTTTTATTTGATCTCTTGTATAGTATGTAGGTACAAAGACAGCATCCCCATTTAAGGGGAAACCAAAACCAATTGCTCTACTTTTTTGTAGATCTATAGGCCATTTACTTTGTATTACTCTTGCCATTATTTACTATTCATTAATCCCATTATCTGAGTCATATCAACTTCACCTGGTGGTAATGTCCCATTTGCTACATCCATACCTGCTTGTGGTCTAAATGATTGTGCATTACTACTATTAAATGCTTGTGTATCCCCTAATATATTTTTATAAGCTTCTCTTTTATCTGTAGCAGACATTTGAGGAGTTGTAGGTGTTGGTGGTTGTACTTTTTGTTCAACCACAGGTACTGCTGTTGGGGTCACAACTTTTGGTGATTTAACAGCTTCTAATAAAATATCCTTTAATTCTTCTTGAATTGCTTCTTTTACGGCTTCTTTTATTATTGATTTAAGTGCTGATGATTTCATTTTATTTATAAATATTAAATTATTACGTTTTTTACAATGTTTCAATAGCAAAATTTGATTGATTTGCATTTACACCATAATTATTAATTATTCTCATTGAGTAGTTCCAAATACCTGTTTCAGATAATTGTATTGGATCTGTAGCTGTTACATCAAAACCACTTACCCATTGTTCTCTTTGAGTTTGTGCATTTAAAGGTTTATTTCCTTTTTGGAACTGTAGTATAGTATTAGTAAAAGTCTGTGCACCTGCTCCTCCATTAGTAGTCATTGTTACTTTAACTGGTTCATTTACAACTAAAGTTCCTGTTACTTCATTTCCATCATCAATAGATGATGGTTGTACAATGTTAGGACCATTTAAAACATAAGGCATATAATTTGGATCGTTTTCATTATTTGATGATGTACCTTCAGTGTCTGTACCCCCAAACCCATCTCTAATTATTTCAAGGTCATTCAATGGTCTACCAATTCTTAAACCTAAAAGAAAATTATCAATTTTATACTTCATTTCAGAATATAAAACTTCTACTGTTGCACTATATGAATAATCAGCTGCTGTAAATCCTTTTGGAGAATTATAAATTGTAACTGTTGATAAAGATGTAGTAAATTTATCAGCAGTTGAATAATAAAGCATTCCATCTGCTCCAAAATCTCTTGTAGCTCTTATTCTTCTTCTATCAAATGTAAAAGTATTATCTGGATCATATTCTAATATTAATCTAAATCCTTCATAAATTAATCCAGGATCTGCATTTTCTCTTAACGCCTGTAATAATTGTGATTCTGAAGTAGCGTTTACTATACCACTAGAACTAGCACCTGTAGCTGCTACTGATGCCATAACATCTGCTGATAATGCTGATGCCACAGCGTCTATTTCGTTTTGTTGTAAGTTTGGGCATTGATCTCCTACTTCTGCTAATGTTTTTACAAATGAAAGAGTAGTTACTACGGGTTGTATAACAGCATCTAAAGCATTTAATTTTGTTACTACTGTGTCTATCATATTAAGTACACCTCCTGCTAATACTGGTACTGCTTTTGTAACACCTTTACCATATGTTAATAATTTATCTAATTGATCTAAAGAATCAGATAATATTGTTAATACATTTACAGGTATTGCAATTGCAGGAGCACCAAATGCAGTTGGTATTGGTATTGCTTTAATTACTTTTACAGCTGCTGAAACTGTTGATATTATACCATCTAATGTTGAAGCTGTTGTTGTTAATGTTCCTAAAGGAGTTTGAACTGTTTGTAAAGCTGATGCTATTTTGTTTTTATTATCAATTAAAGCGTTAACACCTATTAATATACTATCAACAGATTGTATAGCTTTATCTTTTTGAGATTGAGTTAATGGAGGTATATTACAAATTACTTCAGGCGTAAGTAAAGAAGATGGGTCATCAATTTGACCACTTACTAAAGCCATAGGATCAAAAGGTAAATCTGCTGGATTTATTCCTGTGTTTGATAAAGCTTTCAATCCCTCTTCCTTAAGTTTATCCTCCATAGAACCAATAGCAGACTCTAGCTTACCAGTATCCTTGGCTACATTAACTACTTGTTTTACTACTACCGCTTCTAATCCCATTATTTAGTTTTACTTACTTTTGATTTATACTGTTCTATTGCCCCTATACACTTTTGAGCTGCTTGTTGGACTTGTACAGCTGGTACTGGTATTGCTGGATTTATTACAAATGGGGGTCCTGCTCCTATAGGAGTTTGTAATGCTGTTGATAATGAAACTAACTTATTACATAACTCATTAAAATCAGCTAAAAATTTATCTCCTAAAATAACAGGTTCGGTTGCATATTTATCTCCTAAAAATATTTCTTTTGATTGTACTATTGTTTTAGGTGAATCAATATTAACACTTTCTAAAGAATTTAAATTAATTGTTTTTTGTGCACTAAATAATATTGAATCATCTTTAGCATTAAATACTAATCTGCCAGAATTTAATAATACTTGTTCTCCTGTGTATTTATCTGTTGATGTAGGTTTAGAAAAATATGAATCGTATTTCTTACTTGCTACATCTATAGGAATTGCTTGTGTTGAAGTTAAATATATACTTGATTTATCTTCATTTATATCTTCTACTTGTGGTACCCAAGGATCTGTTGATTCCTCATGTTGACCATTTTTTATTATTATAATAGGATCTCCATCTTCACCATCTCGAGACCAAGGATTTGTGATTTTAGCTTCTTTAACTGTTGAACCAAATCTTATAGTATTACCCCATCTACCTTGTACAATATTATCACCTTCATAAGGTAATAAATTTCTTATAGATAATTTTTCTTGAAATGTATCTCCTAAATCAATTTCTGTTCCTCCATCTGTTACTCTTCTAACAGCTCCTCCTTGTGTTTGTTCATAATCCTGTTGTTGAGAAGGAGGTAATGTATCAGAATGTATAGGATCTGGTATAGCATTGTGATGTACACTATTCCATATATTAATAGGTTGGAAGTAATAAAATGCTACTTCATTTACATTTTCTTGTATATCACTATTAGGTAATGCTATTATATAAACTACTTCATTTTCTAAAGGAATTATTGATTGATTAGGAAATAAAGGTCTAGCAAAGTTATCTGTTGTAAATGTATCTGAAGGATTTGGATTATTTATTATATCAAAAAATATACATCCAATAGAACTCCATTCACCAAAATCCTTAAATGCTTTTTGCTCTGTTGTATCATCTAACATAGCATGCATAACCCTACCTGAAAATACACCTGATTGTCCAGATTTAGGTGATTTTGGAGCATTAAGACTCCCTAATCCTGATGTAGGTTTAATTGGCATGTTTACTCTTCTTTATTATCTTTTTTAATTTGAAGTTTATCCATTTCAGCTATTAATTGTTCTTTTTCTTCATCAGTTATTCCTAATCCACCATCTTCATCTACTGAATTTACAGCTCTTTGAATAATAGTAGCCATTTTAATTAATGCGTCATCATTTTTAACTCCAATTTCCATATATTCCTTAATTAAAGGAACAATTAAAGTAGCATCACCTATTTCTTGAATTAAAGGTTTTAATTCTGAAATTAAAGCGTTTACTTGTGCTGATTTGGTTTTTTGATTATTATAAATCTCTTCTAAAATATCAGAAAATTTTTTATCCCCAAATACTATTGAATCTAATTGGCTCATAATTTTTTGGTTATAAATATAACTAACTTAATCTTTTGAGGCAGGATAATATCCATGTTCCAAATAAACCATATATTTTTCCTTGAATATTTTATATAAAACGTTTGCTATTTTTGTAATTTTTGGAGTTTTTACATCTACCATTTCCCTAATATAAATGTATAGTGCTTTTTTATTAAATACATCTATGTTATCTCTTTTTCTAAATAATTCTAAAATTGCGTCTGCTATCTTAGCATCATTACCTTTAGGAAAAATATCATAAATTTTATCTGTTATTTCCTCTACGAATTGATCTATAAATACAGATAATTTATCTTCATATTTATATCCTTGTAATGCTAATTCATCTCCTTCAAACTCCTTTTCAGTTAATAACTCCATCCCATCTTCCATTTTTTGTGAAGTAACAAATCCTGGGTCTAGTTTATCTAAATTTGAGTAATTATTAATATCTGTTATTTGAATATTTTGGATTTTCTTACCATAATTTTTAGTATTATATACTATTAACCATCGTTTTACTATAGTACCAAAATATGAATAAGCCTTTGCTCCGTTTTCTGGGTTAAATAGGTGAATTTTACTTAATAAAAACACCATAATTTCATGTTGTAAGTCTTCTAAATTTTCAACTTCAGTATAATAAAATTTAAAAGTATGGATAATATTTTGAGTTAATTTATAAAAGGGCCAATGGATATGGTCTTGGTAGATGTCACTTCTCTCTTCTTTATCTGTTGATGCATTATATCTTACGATAGCAGCTTCTGTTTCTTTTGTAAAATATACTCTACCTTTTCTTTCTCTTTTATTCTTCTCAATTATATGATCCATTTATTCTTAGATTTTTTTGATATTAAAATCATTAAGAATTTCTTGTATTTGTTTAATTGATTTGAAAAAGAAGCCTATTTCATCATCGCCTTCGAATGAACCCTTAATGTCTATTTTCTTAATTTTTTCTTCCGAAACCTCGATTACTCTAGATATATTATCTAAATATTTTAAATACCCTAATAAGATATCTTCTTGTTTTTCATTTTTACGTAATAAATTAATAGTCGTGAATGTAAGCACCACGACTATTATTGACAGTATAATTATTGTTGTTATCATAGATTGTCTAACATGTTCTTAAGTCCTGCACTTTTTATAGTTCCTAATGCTTTTGACTTAGTTGATTTGTTTTTGTTTGAGTCCAATGTAAAATTCTTCTTTTGGGTATCCAAGTTATTTCTAGAAAACTTAGGTAACCATTCTTTTTCAAATTCTATCCTAGCTGCCATCATATCTGCTTGATGTAGAATAAATGGTAAAGATGTTCTAGGTTTTTGCTCTGGCATCCATCCTTTTAAGTATTTATCATTGGCTACATCATATAAACCATCATGAGTTTGTATTGCTACCATTTCATTAAAATTATATTTAATGTCATGTGATTGTAGTAAAAACAATCCTCTATCAGGTACAGATGCAAATGGTACTTTATTATTGAACATATAATCTTCACCTAACTTTTCCTTTCTCCATTTATCTGTTTGTGGGATATAAGAATCTTGTTCTTCATCACCCATTTTTCCTAAATCATGATTAATAGCTGAAAATACAAGTTCTTCAACTGTAAAAGTAGTAATATCTACTCCTTCTTCTTTCCATAATTCATATTGTTTAAGAGCACAACGAACTACTCTATTAACATGATCGATATATCCTCCTGGAAATGCGTTATGGTATTCTTTTTTATGAGCCGCAGGCATCATAATTAGCCTATCCTCATATTTTTTATAAAATTCAATTAATTTATCTTTTCTATCTCCTGTAATATGTACTTCTATATTATTAAGAAATATTTCCCAATTTGATTGAATTTGTTCTGCTGATAATTTCATAACTTTTATTTTTTATTTATCCGTTTCTTAATGCTGCATGTTCTCTTTCTAACTGAGATTCTAAATCTCTAAGTGTATTTTCTGTTTCTTCAATTTTTGAAATAAAATCATCAACTGGTTGTTGTGATTTTACCATTAATTTTAGATTAGTCAATTGACCTTGTATTTTATTAGTAAGACGAACAATTGTTTCTGGGTTGCGTAATGCCATAATTTTTGTTTTTATTAATTGATTTGGGTGTTCCTTATACCCTGGTACCTTATTTCTCTAATCACTCTATTTTCTCATCCCTTAATCCCTGTACCTCCAATATACGACGATGGATTATCAACTCCAACCTTAGATTCAAGACTTTTCATTTTCTTTGAAACCTTCAATAAAAAAGCGCATCTTTCATATTGTTCTGTTTGAGTAAAATAACTAATACCTAATTTAAGAGCCGTGCCTAAATATTCGTCTGAATAGTATTTTAATGCGTTTATATGCGCGTCCTCTCTAAGATCAACGTTCTTGATGTATGACCAAGCTCTATTGTATGTAACATGCTCTCCAGCTTCTTTTATATCATCTATATCAAATTCACCATTAGAATTTTTAAAGAATGTAAGTACTTTTTTATTAAAATTTATATGATTAAGAACAAGTTTTTTATACATCCCTATATAATATACAGGAGATGATTTTAATTCATCATAAGACACTTTTTCTCCCTTAGATAAATCTTCATTATCATGTGAGAATAATCCAAATATGTCTTCTAAATTACTTGTCATTAATACTTTTCTTTACTTTCACCACCTTGTATTCTATATAAAGCATATTCCCATTGTTCACATACATTTTTATACTTATGTTTATCTTGAGAATTCATTTTCTTTATCTGTTTATTCCATTTGGTTAATAACTTTTTATCAGAATGGACTTTATTATAAATATCCATCATTACATACTCTTGATTAGACGTCATTATAAAGGGGCTTTACGTGGTTGCTGCTAATATATGTCATAAATACTAGCAATCCAAGCTATTTTAAAAAACTTAGGAGGGTAGGCAAGAAGGGACTTGAACCCTCATGTAACCAGTTACTCTTTCTACAAGGTATAAGCTTGAGGAGATACTTGCCCATATAGTACACCAGACAGGAATCGAACCTATAACCTACAGCTTAGAAGGCTGTTGCTCTATCCAATTGAGCTACTGGTGCATAGATGTACCACTGGACGGATTCGAACCGTCACTCACCATTCGGCGAAACAGATTTTAAGTCTGTCGTGTCTACCAATTCCACCACAGTGGCATTTGGTTTATAATTTATTATTTATTTGGGATATTTCCTCTTCTAATGATTTGACTTTCTTATCAATGTTAGGAATTTGTACTTCAACATCAATTCTATCTTTATTGGCTGGATGATATGACCACATTTCATCTCTAATTTTACCTAATTGAATTATCTCGTTAATTAATGCTAATTTCTTTTTTTCTAATTTTTCTTTATTCATAACTTAAATTTTAATATACATCCCAATCTTTAGCTGCTATTTGTAGTGCTAATAATGGGGAGGAGTCTGGGAATTCTTTTATATGTTTTAATGCTGTGTAGATTACTTCAACCTCTAATCCATATCTTTTAGTATTATCTAAAACTTCTAAAATACCAAGCATTTCATTTGAACCTACTTTATCTAAAAAATCTTTACGAACTTGATCCATCATCATCATTTTTGATAGTTACTGGTATTTGTTGTCCATCTGGTGTAGTTGCAACCCAATTTTGACCTTTTTTCTTTTGATTCATACTTTCAATCATAGTATCTGCTGCTGCTTTAAATCCACCCGGAAACATTTCCCAACATCTATCTCTACCATTTTGTCTATAAATCTTCATGAATGCTTTATTTAATTTCATTCTATCTTTATATTCATCATAGCTTTCACTTTCTTCTCTTTTATTATCAAGATTTATTCCTTCGAATATACTTCTTTCTTCTATTTCTTTCTTCTTCCTATCAACATATTCTTTTGTACGAGGATCATCTTTACGTAGAGTTTGTCCCTCTTCTCCAAATGTAATTAAAGTTTCGTCTTTTTTATTATCTGCCATTTTTTAATATTTAAATTATTAACTTATTTTTACTAATAAACTTGGTGAAGCATTAATCATACTTCTTGTACCATCTAAAGCCATTATCTTAATATTTTTATTATTTATTTTTTGAATTAAGAATTGAGCATTTGGATCAACTTTTCTATGATTAACTTTTACGGTATCACCTACTTGAAAATCTTCTCTTGTTGATTTAATTGGAGCATCTCCTACTTTAGCAGTCATTTTAGCTCTTAATTCATTAGAATCAAATCTAATTGTACCTAATGAAATATGTACACCATAATCTTTTTCTAATTGTGCTACTGCTTTTTCGAAATCTCCTCTAAATTTTTGAACTTTTTGTTTATTTAACATAACCTTTATTTAATTTAATTAGTATGATTGCTTTTTGCATCTCATTTACCCGTAAATATACGAAAGGGATCTTGGGGAGCCAAATTTTTCCATGAAAGTCTTCAAAAATTATCGACGATTTTTAAAGTGAAGTTCTTGCCTTAAA